ATGGAGCAGGCGGGTTCCTCGACGAGGAGACACCTGAGAGAGACCCAGCGACAGACCCCACCCTCACGCAGGCAGTTCAATCAGTCACTGAAGACGCGAAGAAAAAGAAAAAGGAAAAGGAGAGGACTGGAGAGGGAGAGACAGCAGCACCTGTCGAGACGCCTGCAGATGATGAGAGTGCGGGAGGGGTAGACACAGAGGCAGTCGTCGAAGATGCAATCGAACGTCGAATAGAGGAAGGAGACAGTCCTGCAGAAGCGATAGAAACCGTGCTTTATGCGTTGCACGACCCTGATTATGCAAAGGAGAAGGGCCTAGAAGGCCATCACTTCGCTTACAACATGGGAGTGCACGGACTCATAGGAGCAGAGAAGGGTGCAGACCCGGACCCAGATTTGGCCCCTCCACCATTCTGGAATAAGGAGTCCAGAAACTGGCCGCCGATACACGTAGGCGATGATGGTGGGATAATCAGATACAATCCAAATCAAATCCGCGACGAAGAGCCTCCGTGGATGGAGGCCCTCAGGGAGAGAACAGGTACGAGAGGAAGTGGGAAGCGTGGTGTTGGGGCCATGACTAACCCAACAGTCGCTAGAGTGCTCACTGGTCATATGATAGGGCAGGAAGGCGCTTCCTCGCTACTCGCTCCGAAAGAGGACAATAGCATTGACTTCAAAGGGCTCTACAGCGCTTTAGACAGAGCCAAGCAACACTTCAAGGGAGACCCGTACAACTTGCGTGAGAGGTACAACATACCCGAAGGCGAGGGCAGGGGCTGGCCTCTCGGAGTGTTTGATAATCAAATGATAGGGGCCAAGCCATTGCACTGGGTCAAAGACATACTCCCAGCGTGGTTGGATGACCCGAGGATGCTCCAAGAGGGCTACCCGCTCCACCTATTGGGGGTCACGCCCGAGAACGCAGGCATTCTCAGAGAGGCGATGGCCAAGGAGACTGCTAGGCTGGAAGAGATTGAGGCAGAGAGGAAGAGGAAGCGCAGAATAGGAGTAGGGAACTTCAGTGGGCCATCAACCGACGAAGCCGGAGAAGAAAGTGGAGGGACACCGCCCGGAGGGTCACCGCCCGGAGGGTCACCGCCCGGAGGGACAGCCCAAGTTGACCAAACTAAAATCGCAGATATTGCCGCTGAAGTGGAGGAGGCTTTGGGCGCGGGGCCCCCTGTAGAAGGAGGAGCCATGACCACTTCTCCGATGTGTGCGTCTTGCGCTCAGCCTGTCCCTCTCACTCATGTTGAGCCTGAGACAGGAGGCCAGATTTGCACAGCGTGTGCTCAAGAGAGAGGCCTCATTCAATCCTCAGATACGCAAATGAGCCTAGACCCCTTCAATCTTGCATGGGGGCGCCTCTTGAAGGGGCGTGATTGAGTGTGTCCAACAACATCCCGCAAGTCATAGAGGACATAGACTGGGAGATGGCCAAGAAGGACTTCAAGTTCTTCTTCGAGGAGATACTAGGCTGGCAGTTGGCTGACCATCATGCCAAGTGGTTCCACAACCTCAACACCCACAAACGATACTGCGTGAAAGCATCTCGAGACCACGGCAAATCTACTTTGTTCCTTGGCTATTTGCTATGGAAGGTCATATTCACCCCACGTTTGGATACGATGATTTTCAGCCACAGCCTCGACCAATCCATCAGGCACATGAGAGGTCTCAATGACTTGATTGAGTCCAGTCCCATGCTAGCGAAGATGAAGGACAAGGACGCTTGGTCCAAGACGTTCTTCGGCTTCACCAACGGTTCGAGAATCAACGCCAAGTCAGTCGGTGGTGGTGTCAGAGGTGCTCACCCGGACCTGATTCTGCTGGATGACATACTCTGGGGGACCACGGACACCGAACTGCAGCGTGTCGCATCTTGGTTCTACGAGGTTCTAGTCCCCACGCTCCACCACACATCCCAACTCTGCATAGTGGGTACTCCGTTCACCCCTACTGATTTGTACACCGAATTGGAGAGGAGAGAGGGTTATCTCGTCGAGACCTATCCTGCTATCAATGAGAAGGGGGAGCCCCTATGGCCATGGCGCTGGTCCTTGGAGGCACTGGATGCTCGAAGGATGGACATGCCAGCCATTGCCTTCACTCGTGAGTACCTCTGTGAGCCAATGGACGACATGTCCAGCCTCTTCCCATCCACAGTGGTCAATGCCTGCAAAGACCCCCATCTGACTCTCATAGATAGGAGGCACGATGACGACGACAGTCAGTACTTCATAGGATGGGACCCTGCCATATCCTCGGACAGACAGGCTGATTTCACAGTGATGCTAGTGCTACGTAGACCATCTGATGCACCAGAGACTCTGGAAATCGTCCATGTCGTGCGTCGCAAGGGCATGGACTTCCGAACTCAAATCATAGAAATACAACGCCTGAATAGTAAGTTCCGTCCTGATGTAATAGAACTTGAAGCAAACCACTTCCAACGTGTGTTCGCTACCGAACTGAGGGCGGATACAGATTTGCCCATCAAGACTTTCATCAGTACCAAGCAAAGGCGTGAGAGTCTTCTTATGGGTCTAGTACTTCGGTTCGAGCGAGAGCAGATTCGCTTGCCATGGGGAGATGAGAGGTCACGAGAACTAATCAGCCAATTGGAGCACGAACTAATCATGTTTGGTATGAGCAAAGAAGGCAAGTTAGACAGCATCGCCCGTCATGACGACTTCGCCATAGCCCTCGCTCTGGGCAATTGGGCTACCACTGAGTTCCGTGAGAGAATCATAGACTTGGATGCACTCATGTCGGGGTTGATAGACTGACGTGGGGCACTCTAGTCATAGGAGACGACTACGACTCAATAGTCAAGCAGGAAGACGCTGACCGCTATTGGGTCACTAGTCAATTGCTACAGCACCCACTCTTGAAGAGCGGTGTCATTCTCGATGAGGGTCTGGAAGTAAAGCCGCAGTTTCGTTCAGAGACCCAGAAGGCTGAGCCTAGCGACCTTACTGTGGGGTGGTTCGACTCAACTTTCGGTATCGATGCCAATGACTTGGTCAAGAACCTCCGACGCAGGCGCCGAGTGCACAAAGCCTATCGTGACGAAATAGACGACACCATTTCCCTCATTCGCCTTCTCAAGATGATGGAAGTCGATTCCACTCTGCAAGCCATACCGTGGATTGATGGCTATGAAGACACAATCAAGAGTCTTGGAGTCTCCGACCGGGATTTGAAGTCATTGAGAAAATTCGCGATAAGCAGAGAGGTCTCTCTCAAGCAAGCGTGCTTGCAATGGGACAATGCCAACGAAGTGATTACCAAACTCACAGCGATAGACGACCTCAACGCAGACCAGAGGAGCCTATGGGCAGAAGCGGCAGAGCAGAGGCTCGACGCCAAGAAGATGTGGAGAAACACACTGCATCAGACTGATAATCTCAACAAGGATGAAAATTTTTGGCTAGCGGAGGCTTCTAGTCTGCTTTTGGAGAATGGCCCCATGGCCTCTAGGCAGATAGTAGAGCGCCTGATTGACCATGATGCACGAAACAAGAGCCTGACCGTGCAGAAGATGGGAGCCCTCCTGAAGATGTACGGAGGGGAATACGACATCGTGAGAAATGGCACTCGATGGGAGTGCGAGGAGATAAATCAGGATTTGCTGCTCAAAGACCCATGGGCCTATGCTGCTGGCTTCTTAGACGCTGACGGTTACATCACCATCACCAAGAGGGGTGAGCCCAGAGCAGGCATGATAGCGACTGGCACCAGAGGGAGAGTGCATTGCGAGCAGATGCACAAGACCTTGGGTTGTGGTGTACTGCAACTAGATTTGAAGATACACAAGAACAGCCGTCGCAGTCAGCACCGCCTTCAATTCTATGGTGCCGATGACTTGAGAAAACTTCTCAAGGGGGTAAGCCCCCATCTCCGATTGAAGAAAACGCAAGCAAACGCAGTTCTGGAACTGCTGAGCCTGAGAGGGAGAGGCAGTGACATCGCCAAGAATCGCAGAGTCGATTTGTACCGAGTCGTGAAATATGCGAATTGGCAAGACGTCAGAGGGAAAGAACTCCTAGATGAGTGGAAGGTTGATGAACAAGACCTCATCTCAATGGAAGCGATAGACCCTGAGGTCATACGTCTGGTTGATGACGCTGAGAACTTAATGAGTGATATTTAATGGCAGAAGAAAGCAGAATTACTCGTTTCCTCGATAGGATGACCAAGCCCTTCCGGCGCAAGACCACTCCCGAGCCGATAATGCCCCTCTGGAAATCGGGCATACAGGAACCAGTCCTAGTCCAAGGAGTCAGCATACCCGCTCTCTATGCCACGGTCCAAGAGAGCATAATACTGAGAACCACCATGAATACCCTGTGTCAGGAGATATTCAGGAGGGGCTTCTACTGGAAGAGGAAGTTCCACAAGAAGTGCCTTTCCTGCGATGAGGAGTACCAGCATGACGTCGATGAGTGCAAACTCTGTGGTAGTGACGAACTCAAAACAGCAGACCCCGACCAGATAATCTACCCTCGCTGGTTCATCCAGCAGCGCAATGGCATGGACCAGTCCTTCATGGACGTCCTCCGTGAGATTGAGTGGGACCTGAACATCGTAGACGACGGGTTCTACATATTGGTCAAGGACTACTACTTGGACCCCAAAGACGGCAGCATCCAGTTCTACCGAGTCCGTGACATGGTGCGAGGCGACCCCACCTTCATGCGCATCGTGTCGGACAAGAGGGGAGTCAGAGGGGGCCGTTATCTCGTATGCCCCGTCCACAGAGACAAGACCTACCCCCACAGCCATGAGAGTCAGAAGTGCGAAGTGTGCAATCTAGACCTCCAAGACGTCCATTTCATCAATACTGCAGGGTCAGGCAAGACCCAGTACTACATCGAAGGTGAAGTAGTCCACGTCTCGAAGTTCAATCCCTCGAAACTCTATGGTCGAAGCCCAGTGGCCACGCTCTGGAGGCAGGCAATGACATTGACTGCCATGGACAACTACATGTACCTCGCTTACCAGAAGAGGAGAATACCTCGAGGCGTCTTGGCCATAACCACTGACAACATACAGTCCACTGCCTCATTCTGGAAAGGCGCAGAGGAGAAGATGGAGCGTGACCCGAATTACATTCCCAAGGTTGGCATAGAATCAGCCACAGGCAGGGGTCGAGTCGAGTTCGTGCGCTTCATGGACTCCCTCGATGAGATGCAGTACGGAGCAGTTCGTGATGAGTTGAGAATGCGCATAGCAGCCTTCTATGGGGTCTCCAACATCTTCATGATGGATAGCGGGAAAGGGGGAGGGCTCAACAACGAAGGGTTGCAGATTCTCGTTACCAATAGAGCAGTCGAGTTCGGACAGAAGTTGTACAAGAGAGATGTCTTCCCTCGCATATTCAAGGAAATGGGCATGACAGACTGGGAATTGACTCTCTATCCGAACGAGGAGGAAGACGACGTCACCCGCCTCCGTAGAGATGAGATGGAAGTCAATATCGCTCAGAGAATGCAACAACTAGGTTTCCAGCCTGAATTGACAGAGGATGCAGGCAGGGATATCCGCTTCGTGTACCGAAAGCCCTCCCCAGAGGAAATGCAGCAGCAAGAGGAGTTGCAGAACGTCCAACAACCCGGTGGTGGAGGTGCAGCGCCACCACCAGCGCCACCACCAGCGCAGGCTCGTCCAGCAATGCCAATGGCCCCCGGTGGCATGCCTATGGCCCCCGGTGGCATGCCTATGGGAAGAGTCCCAATGAGGGGACCAATGGGGCCGACCGGGATGCCATTACCACAGGGTGGAGCACCACCTCCCGGCGGAGTTCCAATCATGATGATGGAGAAAGGAGTGACTGGAGTGCAATCACCCGGCTCTACAGGTAGGGACCACCAGTTGTCTGGAGGGCGCAAGAAGACCAAGCAGCGAGGAGAGGAGGACTCTCCCGAAGTCAAGGCCCAGAAACAGATAGAGCAAGCCATGGAACAGGCTCAAGACCCCATGGGCAAGCAACCCAAATCCAATCTCTCCTAAGCAATAGATTAATGAGCGAAGCGGCTCTGGACGGAGCGATGTCGGACCTCATCGTCAAACTAGACCCCATGGTCAGAAAACTAGAAACTAGTATTTCTGAATTCAAAAGCGCACTCCAGAACAATGACTTGGTCGCTGCTCAGCAGTTCCTCAGGTCGATTGCCCAGACCAGCGATTACCTCTCTGAGGATGTCACTTCCATCTACAAATCAGATACCGAGGCAAACAAGGCCGTTGGAGTGAATGACATCTATGCCGGAGGTGTCCCAGTCATGGAATTCAAAGACCAAGGCGCTATCATCAAGGGTGACAGGCCAGCAGGTTACATAGGCCCCGATGGCATTCAATCTAATTGGCGCCCTCAGCACGGATTCGGTCAGAGGGTAGACTGATGTCAGACGATGTCAACACACTAGTGGGTGCTCTCATCACCAAGATGGAACGCATGGATAGTGACATAGACATACTCAAAGCGCAGAATGTCATACTCAAGGGCATGGTCGATAACCCTGAAACCCTGCTAAAGCAGGCTGGGTTCATCAAAGCGACCACTCCTGCTACCGAGGACGTATGGGGAGACCCTCTCAGAGGCGAGAGGAACGAAGTCATAGAGAAAGCCGCCATCGCCATAGATGGGGTAATGGTCATGCCTGAGTCCAATGCCGATTGGCATGAGATGGACTGGGATGAGATTCACGCGATGGCTAATGATGCCGCGCAAGCAGAAGGAAGGCCGGTGGACATATGAAACCAATGAAAGTAACAGCAGGGGAGCACGCTCCTGACCTAGATGAATTGCTAGAGAAAGCCCAAAGCATGGATGATATGCTCGCTAAGGTTGCAGATTTGAGAGACGATTCGCAAATGCGAAACATCACTGGTGTCGAAGAGGCTCCTATGACTCACTACTGGACTAATCAAATGCAACCGGAAGAGGGAATAGAGTCAGTTGCAAACAAGGGTGCGCACAGTGAGACCATCTCCTTCGACACCAACACCAACCCACACCAGACGGGCTCCACTCTATCGGCTCATGAGAACACCGCTGGTGGCATCCAGAAGGCTTCCAAGAAACCAAAGCCAGACTATCTAGACATGGATGGTGATGGTAATAAGAAAGAGTCCATGAAAGACGCTTTGAAAGATGACAAGAAGGTCAAGAAGGCCGGGCCTCTAGACGCTCTACTCAGTGGTGGAGGAGGGCCACCCGGCGCAGGCGGGCCACCCGGTGGTATGCCAAAGCCCCCTATGGGTGGTGACAAGCCCCCCATGGGCGATACGGACGACATGGGCGATGATGACCCAGACGAACTCGCTGACCGAATCAAAGGGCTAGTCGATAAACTAGCAAGCAAGTCAGGTGGGCCAGAGAAGATGCCACTGCCACCCGGAGGGCCACCCGGCGCAGGCGGGCCACCCGGTGGTATGCCAAAGCCTCCCGGACCACCCGGCGGACCGATGTGATGTTGAGGTGGTGACGGTGTGTCTAGCGAGAGTCCTCAGCAGTTCTATCTAAGGGCTCGTGAAGACTTCATCAAATCACCCGGACTCAATGAAGCCGCCAATCTCTACTTTGCTGTCCAGAACCTCAATAACCATGGAATAACCTATCATGTGGCCCCTTCCACGATACACGCATTCTCCATCCTGAAGAACGAGGATGCCATTGACGGCAGCGAAGGCCCAGAGCCTGTTGACTTCGGGGGTCCGAATTACGAGACTCCTCAGATGAAGAGGGACAGGAGGCAACTCGCGAGGGAGAAGTCCCAGTTGGTCGCCAGAAAAGCAGGGACCAAGTATCGGAGGATAGACACTCCCGGCAAGCACCCACCCCTCATGCCAGCCTTCGATGCAGTCAATCTGCCCTTGAGCGATTTCTGGAGATACCAGAATCGAAACTTGCGTGACCTATGGGAGCATCTGGCGACGGACCCACAAGTCAAGGGCATACCTAATGAGATGGTCGATGCCTTCTACCACTATCGACCTTCTGGAGAGCACCCACTAGCAAGCATATTCGACGAAGGACTCAATGGAAATCCAAAATGGCATACCCTGATGGACAGGCTCTACACCTCCACGAGCCCTGACAATGCGGCCACGCTTGACTCGAAGATGAGGAGGCATGACGAGAAGTTCGGCGCCATGGTCGAGTCTGGTGCCTTCTCGAAGGACCGCTCCTACGAGGAGATGTATGGCAAGTTCGACGACAACAGCGTCGGCTTGCATGACATGTTCCTGCATGGCCTCAATAGATGGAGGGTGCTCCATGGTCAGAAATATGGGAAGGAAGGTGACATAGACAGTTATCTGGCCTATCTCAAGATGAGCATGGAAGGCGTCCCCTTAGATGTGATAAACGACACTCTGTTCACGGACGAGGGAAACCTCCGAAGTGACCACAGCAGGCGTTCCAAGACCGCTATCAAGAATGCTGGTGACCCCTCACAGCAGATGGGGCTCCTTCCACTCCTGCTTGGTCTGGAGAACCTCAGCATGAAAGACGGCAAGACTGCAGTCAAGTGGTTCATGGATGGAGCGCAGGGTAGTTTCAAAGACGACCCGGAATCTGCCAAATCCACTAGTTTCCTAGATGGGCAGAAGGACCCAGAGTCACTTCTCTCTCGAGTATGGAAGAAGCGACTAGGCGCCATCACTTCCGCTATGACTTCTCCTTTGATACAAGCGGGAATACAACAACCGCCTACGAGAGCGAAGGACCTAGACCCGAAGAGAGACACCGGGGGGACTAGAAAAAACGACATGAAAGGAGAGAGCATGACGAGGTCCGCTCGTGACTCAGACTTGTGGCATCGCGCTCTCATGTGGTGCAGGGCGGACAAGGACGGGGTTCACAGGATGGACCGCGGGAAAGGTCCCTCTGTCTTCAATCAGTTGATGAACAGGTTCGGGATACTCCCCAATGGCTCTGGTCATTACGGCACCTCCCATCCTGAAATCAACGAAAAACTCGTGGACGACTGGTTGCGCAACAAGGTAGGTGGCGTGACCAAGGAGCAAATAGCGAAACTGAAGGAATGGAGGGAGAAGGTAGAGAAGTACGCCAATAAAGACTGGACGAAGACCGCTTGGGCTGCACCCTTCTCGGGACCGCTGACCGAAGAGGGAAAGCCGTCATTCGCGAAGGTGTACCATGATGTATTCGCAAGCGAGAGCGGAGGGCACAGCATGTCCCCCGCAGACATGATGCAGGCCTTCCATGACATGTTCGGTGGACTCTTCACAATGCCACCCCATTACGAGCAGAGCCAGTTGCAAGGTGAGAACAAGAAGACCGTTCGTCAAGTCATCTTCGATGAGGATGGTGAGGATAAGAGGAGAGGGGGCTCCGATGACTGGGAGGCTGCTACGCGGCTAATCGGGGAGACCGGACTCGTGCCTCTCGCTGGTGAGGGTGAGATGGGTGACGAGCGAGTGGGGATGGACTACAGCCCTTGGTTCGGCATGTTCATGCCCAAGGACCGGGACATCATCAGCAACATGGAGGGCACAGGCTCTCAGTTGTTCCAGAATAGCAGTCTCACCAACTTCGCAGCCCTCCCTAGACTGCCATTCTCCCTCAGGGACTACCACAATCAGAAAAGGTCTCTGGGATTGAGGGCTGGTATCAGATTCGGTGACAATCATCAGCATTCTGATAGGAAGATACGGAGTGCCGATGCCGCCCAACTTAGTTACAACCTCGGTTCCACCTATCCTCACAAGGAAGAGCACGACTTGGGTGAGGCTAACAGGATGACCCACCTGCTCGACCTAGTCATGGGGATGTTTCACGAGCACGGCAACTCCCACTCCCTCTACGACATGTTCCAGTACGGCCCAGAGGTGTTCCTCTCAGAGTTGCTCGCTAGGAGAGGAGACCCACTTACCCCAGACATATCCTCCCCGCACGGCTCACCCAATCTTGTCACCATAGGCAGATTGCTCGAAGGAGCGGACCTCATGCGTTACATCACCGATAGCGAGACAGGCACCGAGAAGATAGCAGATTCTCCTTATGACGTCATGGGCGACCGTCACGCCATCTACTACCATCATGACGATGGTAACTACGCTATGGGGGAGAAGGGCATGCTACATGGCTTGGAGCCTAACAATGGAAGGTCCGATGCCATACCTCTCAGGCTCGATGAGTTCACTGCCTCGCCCGAGACAGTCCCCATCGAGAGACTCTTGATACATCCCCATATGAGAATGCGAGCAAATGCGCTCGGTCGTGTGGCGGAATTGCGCTCCATTCTGAGAGATGACGTCACCCTCCCCGAATCTAGGAACCCCGGCTTTCATCAAAAGAGGCTCCTAGACACCATACGAGCCGTAGGCAGAAGAGAAGGGTGGGGCCCAGAGCGCATACAAAAGGAAATCGACATAGTACTAGGAAAGCAAGCCCCAGACGACCCGTCTGTGTTCGACAGGTATGGTGGTTGGGCCATTGCTGATGGAATGGAGGACCATGACAAATACCCCATTCTAGATGCGACATCCGATGCCTTGTGGGAAGGTGGCATGGGCAGGCCGTCGCACGCCGAAGGCCCTCTGTCAATGGATGACACTGGGTGGAGTGACATGAATGAATACAATTACAGCAAGAACTTCCCTCACTATCTTCTTACTTCCGGTGCCTATCGAAAGTACAGAAAGGCGCCTACTCAAAAATCACAGGTGGAAGTCGGTGACGGGCCCCAGAGAAGTTTCATGGATATGCTGTCGGAGACAGAGTTCGCGGACCCTGAGGAAGACGACGGTGAATCCGGGTACCTGCTTGCACCAGAGCCCTTCGCGTTGATGTCCAATCACATCGAGAGATTGCGTGATTTCGCCTTGACCTTCGATGAGGACTCAGTGGCTAGGAGGAGAGTGGAAGAGGCCATACGCCAACAACAGATGATGCAATTCGACCTCGCTTACTCAGATGGCAGTGCCTTCGATGCAAGTGACGCGCAGATAGGCCGCATGGGTCACGCTCACATGCTACTGAGGATGGTAGCCGATACGCTGCACCACACTGGAATCGTGGCACAAGCACTCAAGAAGCACCACATAGCACAGGACCAGAATAACGCTGCTCTCTATGACGTGCCCAATGATGACTCCATAGCAGCCGAGGCCTACGCCAATCACATGGAACTGCTGCATTTCGCGAATAGCCTCTTGCATCACCCTGACCAGTCTTGGAGAGAAGCGCTGGCCAAGGAGATGGACAAGATGGGCGAGACTAGCCTCTCACAGCAACTGCGCGAGCCTAGGAGCCAATCGACTTACATATCCCCACAGATTCAAGGCGGTTCGTACAACCCAGAGACAGGGGAGTACGAAGTTGCCGATGCTGATTCTGAGGCCTACGAGCGCCTTCTCGGCCCCTTCGCAGATAAGCAGTGGGTGAAGGGGACAGACCTCGCTAGGCACTACATCGAGAATGGCCATCACGGCAGTTTCGATGATGAGGGCAACGTCGAAAGCGATGTTGTCGCACGTGCTTTGCGGGCACTGAGAACATTGGACAAGTACAACGACACTGACCATGTCGTCGAGAAAATAGAAGATTTGTTTGGGGAGGGAAGCAAATACTTCAGGGACGACGACGAAAAACTCACCGGGTTCACACTGACTCCCAAGAACAGAACTCGTGATGACTTCAATGCCCTCCTGCACGTTCTCGGAGACATGAGGAGAGACAGTGCGAATACGACGAGAGTCAGGAGCGTCTCAGACAACGGCTTCCTCGCTGATTGGGCTCCCTCTACCTCGTATTCCAGTTCTACCGGGTTGAGCAAAAATGCACGAAGGAGTCGAAATCTAAACATCACCCGAGAACTTTCTCGTTTGCTGCACAACTACGCATGGGACCATGAAGGTGGGCAAGGCAGGCTCACCATGACTGAGTCTGACCTGCCAAAAACCGTGCCATTCGGAGGAATGGAAGGCTTAGCACCATTATCTCTATTCTCGTCTGCTACACTCAAGAACAAAGCATCAACACCGACTAGGGCTAGCATCGTCCCAACTTACAACGGTGGGTTGCCTCAGATGACATCAGCCGTTGGCATGCCTGCTCACGACAGGCCTAGGGTCCACGTAGCGCATAACGTGCTCAGTGGTATAATGGGAGAGGATTTGAGCGCCTTCGCAGGTAGGACGATGGGACCCGAGGCTGGTGATTGGTATGATGCCGAAGGGGCGAGGACGCAGGCGCAGAGGGCAATGCAGACAATGCCACCGAACGAGACGTTAGGTGATGGCAGTATCATGGCAAGCCTCGATTTGGACTTGGACGTCCTCACTGACGAAGACCTGCTGCACAAGAAGGACGAAGGGGACCCAGTGCCCATCAAGCCCATGCATCGCATATTCAGCCTCGATGACCTAGAGCATCTCAGAGGCTTCTCTGGGGATTGGGTAGTCACCTCTTGGCCTGAAGGAGAGCGTGTCATAGTGCACAAGAAAGACAAGAAACTGGTCATCACCAATGGAGGGGGGAAGAAGGTGACTATACCCAATCAAGTGCGAAAAGACGTGAGAAAGGCACATGACTCCGATTTCATAGTGGATGCCATATGGGACGAGGAGTGCTTGCACATCATCGACATCATAAAGATAGCAGATGAGAAAGTGTCAGACGAGCAGACCAAAGACAGAAATCGTTTGTTACGTGCGAAATTTGAGGCTACCGATAACGTCTCCATACCAGCACCAATCAACACCAAGAGAACTGACAATGATGGACTGCAACGCGCATATGACGATTTGATGAAGGAGAAGGGAGTCAAGCAGGTCCTCCTCAGAGACGCAGGGGCTACTTACATGAGAGGGGAAGCGAGACATCCGAAGTGGGTCTTGTGGAGACCAGACAGGACGATTGACGTGAGAGTGGTCTCATCTTCAGGCGCTCAACACTGCTTGGGAGTAGGCCCTATAGACGAAGAGACGGCCAAGAAGATTGGCAATCGCAGTCAGGAGTACGACGGTGAGCATTACATGGATGTCGGCTCACTCTACAATACCAAGGTGGAAGAGGGCGATTACATTACCATAGCAGTGTCCAGTACCTCTGTTTCCACTCGAAGCAAAGAGCAAGTCTACCAAGTCAACGCCCCTCGCTACCTTGGTCCTTCAGAGAGTCATGCTACTGACAGCATAGAGACCTTAAGAATACTCTCGCCTGTTACAGAGCAGAATATACCCCATAAGGTGAGAGTCAACAAAGGCAACGTACTACTCTCATTCCCCCTAGGAGATGTGACGTATGAGACGGAACCACTAGGCCATGCTTTCATCATCAAAGCAGTAGATGCGCCATCGGATTACCTAGGACGAATCGCAGAGACTCAGAGACCTTACTGGGGCCCTCTCGCAGCAGTTCTTCTCAGGAGCGACAAGGAGAAGATGAAAGTAGTGGAGGAAGACAGTGATGCGGTGGAGCCTGAACCACCTGCCAATCATGACAAGAAGCCGAAGAAAGTCCTGAAGCCTTCAGAGAGACTGCTGAAGGACCCGGAGTTGACTAAATCAATAGTAGTCTCTTTGCATCGAGTGGAAGAACTACTGAAGGAGAAGATTACTTGGACTGGGCCCAAGGGGCTGGGCATCGACCATGGCAGTCCCATAGAGAGTCCGTCTGGCCCCACTGAGAACACCGAAGGATACAATCTGCCAGACCATGACCCCGGTCATAGGGCTGAGAAGCATGGCGCTTGTTGGTGTGGAGCGGAGAAAGGGCAGTCCTGCGAACAAGGCAGGGCACATAAAATGGAAGACTGTCCCATAGCACACCCTCCTAGAGATGAGAGCAAGGACCCTAAGCACCTCCAATTTTCTCATAGTTCTCGTTCTGATTCTTCCGTGTGATTCATATAGCATGAGAATAAATAGGCGAATTTGTGCTCATGCTGGAACAGCAGGTTCTTGACCCCGTTCTACTGAAAGGGAGGTCCAGTGACCTAGTAGTCGCTGGTTACGCTTCAGTAGAGATGGTAGACAAGCAAGGCGACCTCATTACCCGTGACGCTCTCAAAGACGCTTTCGGGAAATTCATGAAGTCCCCCGGATTCAGAAACGTCCAGTTAGCACATTCCAATATACAAGTGGGTGAGGTAATACCCAGTTACGAAGACACATCTGGTAGGATGTGGAAGTCAGAGGTTGATGACACCGGCATGTTCGTCGTCATCAAACTACGCAATGACATAGAGAAGGCCAGAGAAGTGGCCGCAGAAATTCGCAAGGGGAACCTTAAGTCGTTCTCCATCGGTGGGCAGGCTTTCGAGCGTGTCAATAAGCACGATGGCACCAGAGGTGACTATCGTGAGATAAGCCGCATGGAGTTGCACGAGGTGACCATTTGCGAAAAGGGCATCAATCCCGAGGCCCAGTTTAGAATCCTAAAGGAGGATACAACAAATAAAGGTGATACAATGACAGACCCAATGAATGAACTGCAAAATGTGCTGGAGCGCTTGTCTAAGCGCCTCGACGATGCCGACGCCACTCAGGCTGAGGCTACTCTGAAAGCAAAGGATGAAGAAAAGTCGGCAGATGCTGACGCTGAAAAATCCGATGACAAAGAGAAGAGCGAGGACAAAGAGAAGATGGCTTACGGCAAAGATATGAAAGAAAAAGAAAAGATGAAGAAAGGCGATGACCTAGATGACGTGATTACCACGGATTATCTAGACTGGCTCGAGACGACCGTCAAGTCCGCTGGGTTCGACCCAGAGGCAGCACGCGGTCACTTCGAGGACCCTGAGGGAGTAGAGAAATCTTACCTACAAGAAGGTAAGCACGGCTACGACCACAGGGGTCAGGGTAGCATCGAAGGCGCTGGAGAGGATGACTCTGGTAAGAGGCCAAAGATGAACTTCGGTTCCGCACCAAGCGGGAACAAGAACGTCATCAAGGCTGAAGATTACATCAGCGAGAACGATGTAGACCCCGCTCAGATAGAGGAGGCTTACCAAGTCTACAAGGCTGCTGCAATGGAGCAGCAGTTCAAGACTGACCTTGGTAACCAATTCTCGATGAGGTTCCAGAAGGAGATGGCTGCTGAGGCAGAAGCCGAGGCTAAAACCGCCTACGACGCGAGGGACCCAATCGCAGACCTCCAGAAGGCTGTACTAGCCATGTCTGAGAGGATTGACAACTTCGGAACAACTGGTGAGACTATCAACAAGTCCGAGATGGCAGCCCCATCAATTAGTATTCCTGAAACCACCGAGATGGCTCAGATGTCGTGGGACGACGTCCACAGGCTAGCAGGTAAGGTTCTACAGGGAGGTGACAACTGATGGCACGTAATTATGTACGAACAATACAAGATATGGAAAGATACTACTACGGTGGTACAGCAACGACCGGGTACACCTACAGCAGTGGAGACATACTCAAGGCCGACGCGCCTTTACTGTCCACTACGGCTGGTACCTACCAAGCAATCTACGGAAGGAAAGTTTGGTCGCAACTGAACCAAGAGTTCAATGCGTTTAGCATACTTCCAAAGAAGCCTTGGGAGCGAAGTGGGTGGAGAATCATAACCTCCAAGCCTTCCTTCAACGTAGGCGGCGGACTGGCTGAGAACGCTACTCTGCCAGACACCACCAAGCCTGACTTCCTACACGTGGCTGCAAAGCCCAAGACCATCGGTCACTCGTTCGACCTGAGCGAAGTGTCCATGTTCCTTTCT